AGGAACATCTTGCGCTTGTCGTCCCACAGCTTTTGATAGTTCTCAATGGCGGCGATGCCGCGCCGGCAGTCCTCGGTTGTGTTGTTGAACCAGAAGCGCGGGAACAAGCGGCGCACCGCGGCAATGCCGTCGTCGACGGGCCACTGGTGCGCCACCTGGAACCGTATCCCGAGGTCGCGGGCGGTCTCGATCCGGGCCTTGCCGCCGGAGCTGCCCCACTCGCGCACCTCGATGTCGTGCGGCGCGACGTGGCGCGAGTACGTATACGGCTTGGCGCGCAGCACGCCGGCGTAATGGTCGATGCCGACGCCCGACGCTTCGTAGTAGTCGATGAACCGCACCTCCAGGCCCTTGAGCTGCTTGAACCAGATGGCGGTGCTGTCGCCGATGCCGATATCCCAGGCGGTCTCGACGGGCAGGCCTGGATCGTGCGGCACGAAGCCGATACGCCCTTGCTGGCGGGCGGCGGCGAGCTGTGGGCCGTAGTAGCTGCCCACCAGGCCGGCCTCGAAGGACACGTAATACTCTTGCTGGATGAGCTCCTCAGCCATGCCCTCGCGGCGATCGGCGTCGAGGTCCTCAGCGCTCAGCACCGGCGCTGCCGATTCGCCGGCGGCATCGCGCCGGGTGTCCTCGACGGTGAGGCGGGAGCAGTACCAGTCGGGATTGTGGCGCGCCATCTCGTAGAGCTCCCAGCCGTGATTTTTGCCGCGCGGGGTGTACAGGTAGAGCTCCCAACCGCCATTCTCGCGCAAGATCGGGCGCAGATAGTCGCGGGCGCGGGGGTCGTGCAAGGCAAACTCGCTATACACCACGCCCACCGGGTTGGTCCCCACCAGGCGGTCGACGCGGTCGGTGCCGACGATCTGCCAGATGGAGCCGTTGACGAGGGTGATCTGCATCTCGGTCTCGGCCTTGTCGGCGATGATCGACGGCGGGAAGTGGTCGAGGTATTTCAAGCCGTTGGCGTCGATGCCATCCCAGATGATGCGTTTCCCCTGGTTAAAGGTCGGGAACATATGCAGGTAGGTGCCCTTGCGCTGGAACATTTGCTCAATCGTCAGGTTGAGGCCGGTCTTGTCTTTGCCGGCGCGCCGGTGCCACACCAGCACGGCATGCTTGCCGCCCGTCTGGAAGTATTTGAACACGCCGCGCTGATAGCTGCGCTTGGCGAACTGATGCGGCAGGCGCACGGTATCGGCCATTAGTCGGCTCCCAGCGGTAACACGGCTTGACGCAGCCGGTCGGCGGCGAGCGCGCAGCAGCGCTCCTCGAGGTCGATGCCGATGGCCTGGCGGCCGAGGTCCTTGGCGGCGCGCAACGTGGTGCCGCTGCCCATGAAGGGGTCGCACACGACGCCGCCGGCGGGCGCAAACTGCACCAGCCAGGCCAGCACCGGGACGGGTTTCTCGGCCAGGTGGATTTTCTCTTCAGCCCCGATCGGCGCACAGCGCAGCACGTTCTGCGGGGCGTAGGCGTGATCATGGTTCCACAGGCCAGCGGTGCCCCAGAGCACATACTCGGCGCTACTCGAAAAGCCGCCGCGCTGCATGCGAATCCCTGGTTTATGCCAGGTGGCCAGGCCGCGCCACAGCCAGCCGCCACCCTGCAGGGCGTCGCTCATGGTGGGGACCTGGCGCCAGTCGGAGAAGATCAGGGCATGGGCGCCAGCGGTGGCGCCGCTCAAGGCGAACGACAGCCATAAGCTACACCACGCGTAATAGGCGCGTTGGTCGCGGTTATCCCCGGAGAAGTCGGGGCGCTGCTGGGCGATCAGGCTCTCGCCGCGCTCGTACTTGTCGACGGTGCGCTGCAGGCGATCGCTGCGGAATAGGCCGCCGGAGCTATAGGGCGGGTCGGTGACCAGGGCGTCGAAGCCGTCGAGCTCCGGGAGCACCTCCAGGCAATTGCCGTGATAGATGGTGACGCCGGGCTCGTGATAGTAGGGCTGCATCAGTCGCCCTCCTGGACAATCTGCACGGTGAGCGGGCGGGACTTGTCGCCGCTGATCTCGTAGCGCTCGCGGTAGATGTCGGGGAGGGCCCCTTTCATGAGGAAAATCAGCAGGGTATCGCTGTACTCGCGCAGCGTGTCGACACGCTTGCCTTCGTAGTAGATGGGCTTATCGATGCCCTCGACGGCGCGGCGGTAGGCCTCCTGCACCAGGACCTCGGCGCCGAGCTTGCGGGCCTGCTGCTCCAAGAGGACAAACACCTCGTCATCCTGGCGCCACACCCACGGCAGCGCGTGCGAAATCTCGGCCGCTTTGCAGGCGCGCAAAATGACGCCCGTGCGGCTCAAGGCCAGCAGATGGGCGCGTTTTTTCGGCGCGCTAATCGCATCGAATGGCGTCGCGGGCAGGGGCGCATCCATGGGCGGGAGCGTACACGTGGGCAGACGGCAAAGTCAACCTTTTTATATCAATGATGATTTATTTTGATCATCTCTTGGCATGGTCAAGGCGCGTCGCCGAAGAATTCTCTTGACCTGGACACCAACGATCGGGTAGGCTGCTGGCGTGGAAAGGAGGGGCTATGCTGAATACCCCACTGATCAAGTATTGGCTCGAGGTGCACGGCCTGAAGCTGAGATATCTGGCGGCGCGCGTCGGCGTCAACGCCAACTATTTGAGCTCACTGCTGGGCAACCCGCGCAATCGGCCCAGTCTCGAAGTCGTCGTGCGCTTGGCGGATGTGACGGGCTACTCCATGGATGAGATTCTCGGCCGCAAGCGCAAGCATACGCGCCGGGTCCAGCCGCCGATGAGCGACGCACGGCTGAAGGTCGTGGCGGAGTAGAATTGATAGACAACGGCTAATCGTGTAACATAGGCGTCATACAAAAGACGGGGAGCAGGCCGGCCAGCCCCTCCCCCGGAAGGCGTGACGCCTGGGAGCCCTTGTGAGACACGGCGTATCGCGCCTTCAGTTGGAACACTATAACGAAGTTGGGCGTGGCTGTCAAAGTATGACAGCCCGCGACATGTCTCACACAGATCCTCGCACCGGGTTCCGGTGGCGGGGATTTTTTTTGCCTGCAGATGATGGGCGGAGAGAGGTGGGTATGACCTATGGCACGGTATCGCAAGATTGACCCTCGCATCTGGAAGGATGAAGGGTTCCGGCAGTTTACCCTGGAAGAGAAGGCGATCGCCGTCTACGTCTTTACCGCGCAATCCAATCGTATCGGGCTCTTTAACTTCTCGCCGGCGATGGCGGCGGAGGATTTGGAAACCTTCCCCGAAACCTTTCGGAAAGGTTTCGAGAAGGTTTGCCGGGTGCTTCGCTGGACGTTCGATAAACCTTCCCGAGTGCTCTACATTCCGACGTGGTTTAGTACAATTGCCCGGAGAATCCGAACGTGTTGACGCACTGTCTGCAGGACCTCCACGACCTCCCGTCAACGCCCATGCTGGCGGCCTTTCAGGAGAATCTGCAGTACCTCCCCAAAACCTTCCACGAAACCTTTCGCAAAGGTTGCCGCCAACCTTCCCCCCAACCTATGGCGAAACAGGAACAGGAACAGGAGCAGGAGCAGAAACAGGAGCAGAAACAGAAACAGGATCCGGCGGCGAACGCGCGCGCGATAACGCGCGCACCCGAAGACGCGCGCGCGAGGGCGACGCCGCCGCCGCCGGATGGGTGGCATGGCCAGGGGGAATTAGACGAGGGGCTCGTCAACGCCATCAAGGCGATGCAATGCAAGGCCTTCCATCGCCTCGCCGCGCCGAGCGCAGACGCTGAAGCGTTCTGGAATGCCCAGCTGGAGAAGGTCGAGCGCGAAGGGCTGACCATCTTTGCCATCCTGGCCGATGTGGATGCCTATATCGGCGGCAAGCGCGAGCTCTGGCCCGTCAACATGGCGCAAGCCCAAGAGCGGATGCGCAACGGCATTGATACCGCGATCACGAAACTCTTACGGCGGCAAAGGAAGGTGCAGCATGGCTAGCAGAAAACCGCGCAGCAGCAATGATCAGGACGGCCCGCACATCGAGCTGGTGCCCAACGGCGCCAAGGAGGGCCAGCTCATGATGCTGTTTGAGACGTATGGCGAGCGCTACACAGCGCGACGGTTAGCGGCCTATGCCGAGGACCTGACCGCGGTCGAGCTGGCGATTGTGATGGAGGCGATTCGCACCTGGCGGCGGGCGCAACCCCCGCATCGGGAGGCGCCGAGTCCGGCCGAGCTGGTGGCGTTGTGCCGAGCGCTGGCGACGCCGCGCACGGCCCAGGCGCATCTGGCGGAGGTGCCGCCACCCAAGCAGGACCTCGACGCCCTCTTGGCCGAGCTGGCGGCGGAGAATCCCGACAACCCGCAATATCGCTGGATTCTGCGGGAGCGGGCGATCGCCAAGGCGAACGGGCAACCGATGGATGCGGAGCAGACGGCGCTGCGGTTGGGGATCGCGGCGCATGAGATGCCAGGGGCGAGGACGGATATCCCAGCTCCACCCGCCCCCTGAGTGACAGACAGCGCCGCCCCACCGGGGTATCCCCCCCGATGAGACGAGCGTAGTATCGCGCAGGATTGGACAGAATGCAACAGAATTGCGCACGCTTGGGGGGTGACTATGTGTCTGTCGGTGCTGGGGCTGGTGGTGTATGGCGGGCTGCTGCTGGTGGGCGGCTTCTGCGGCGGCGTCCTGCTGCTGGCGCTGCTGGCCGTGGCGCAGCGCGCCGAGATCGAGCGGCGCCGCGAGACGGTGGGGCCGCGGCGGCGTCGGCCCTGGGAAGGGTAGGAGGCTATGGATGGAGCAGGGAGAGACGCCTGACATGGTGTATGGGCGCTTACTGGAAGCCGCGCACGTCAGCGGATACACCTTTGAGCGGGTGTGTGGCGAGCTGGAATGGTTGTTGACCGATGAGCGCTGGCGGCAGCTTGGGCCGGGCTATGCCGACATCAACGCCTTTCTGCGCTCGGTGGATTTCTCGGCCTTTAACCTGCAGGAGAAACGCCCGGAGCTCATCCGGCGCATCAAGGCATTACAGCCAGAGGCGTCAAACCGGGC